CAAACCTCTGTATGGTCATCTTGACGCTCCCCTTGGGTCTTCCTCTTCCTCTTTTCAATTGTTCCATTGGTTCTCCTTGGAATTGTCAATTTAGCTTTTTCTGAGGGTAGGGTGCTCCACAAATATCTACACACAGACGCTACCCCCTCCCCCCCATACATCTCACCACCTAGGGTTTACCCTCATGTCTTTTTATACAGTACTGTTCATCCATCCACCAGGGTTTTCCCTACTGTTTATTTAACCAGGTCTAAATGCGAATGATTCTCATTTACGTTTAGGAAAGTGTAAGTAGCAGATGCACCTTTTTTGATGTACTTGAATTATTCCCGTCTATCCGTCTACTCTATCTATCCCTTACCTTGTCCCCTATTGATTGACATGGTTAGGGCTATCCCTTTTCTTTTCGTCTGGGTTAGTAACTAACCCTATGCTTTCCAGTGGGCTATCCGTTCTATATCCGATGCCATGCAAATGCTGGTAAAGGCTCAGTAGGTTTTCAAAACCCTGACTAATATTGCCCTGACCCGCTGACAATAGAATCTGCAGCTTAGGGTTATCTAGTTTCCTTCTAAACTGTATCGTGTCCACTTTTGGGGGGCGTGCCATTGTCTAAACCCTGAAAAAAATTAAATTAAAATAATTCTAGCATCTAAGGGTTTGTCCTAATAGTTTTTTCTTTTTTTGTTGCTATCATTACTTTACTTTCAATAGGAAAGTGCAACAAAAGGGCGTTAACATGAAATTTGCTTTTATCCCAAAAGGTCAATACAAAATTGGCCAATACATTTCAGTACACGGCAAAACAATGAAAATTGTCAGCTACACACACACGGGCCGCAACGTCATCGTGCAATCATTATTTGGTGCACCAAAATTTGAGCAGATCGTTTGCATTTGCACCGATTCACCCTCAATTTTAGGGGTGACAGCATGAAAACACTAACTTGCAATGAAATACAAACCCTAATGCGTAAAGCGAAAACCTTAGAACAATCGCACGCCCTTGCTGTTTTGTATGTTCAAACCCTAAAAGAAAAATATAAAGGTGAAAAGTTCACTTGCTATCAATCTAAGGGGCAATCATGAAAAACGGGTTTTTAGACTACTTAGTAGCAATAATTTTGGGTTTGTCATTGTGTGCTGGTTTACTTGCATACTTTGATATTTTAGTTAAATAGTTCACATTTTTAATAGGCGTTCAAAATCATGGATAAGATCACACAATCAATAGAATCATTAAACAGGGCTAAAAACGGGGATTCCTTAGCCAATTACCAGGCAATCATGCAAGGGTTTGCAGATAAGGGAATAGTAGCCAATGACATTATTCCCCGTGAAAACGTGTTCACCTATAACGCATGGCTAGCCCTTAATAGGCAAGTTCGCAAGGGTGAAAAGGGCGTGAAAGTTGTCACATGGATTCCAGCAAAACAAAAAGACAGTGAAAGCAGCTTTATGCTTTGTAGGCGTTCTACTGTATTTCACATTTCACAAACCGATTCTATTCAATAAGGGGCTAAACATGAAACCTACACAATGCACAATCACGGGTTTTTGGTTTGTGACGGGTTATTTGACGGGTAGAAAATATTGGGGTTCTACCCCTAGGGATTGTGAACAAAACGCACAATTATATTTTTACCGATAACCTAGGGTTTGTCCCTATTGCCTAGGGGTTTCATGCCCCTAGAATCTAATTTTTAACTTTATAGGCGTTCACATGAAATTCAAAATCAATCAAATTTATAACTTGTCTATTTATGGCAAAGTTCAACCCGTCAAAATTTTAGCCGTTCACCCTTTTGGCACTATTGACGTTGAAACCTTATCGGGTAAATGCTTCCGTTTGTCAGGGTTTTAAACAATAGACTGTTAGCCCTTGATCTAGGGGCTAATGGCCTAGTGTTTTACTAGGTTTTTCAATATAAAGGCTTTAATATGTCAATGACAAAACGTGAAAAACAGCGCATTACAGCGCAAGAAAATACTCTTATCGGTTTAGGTTTTACAGCAATTCAAGCCGATAAACTTCGCAAAATTAGCATGATCTTGCAAAGATGGCATGAGCTGGAATGTGGCATTGATGGGGGGTGCATAGAACGAAATGAAGCTGGTAAACCCTTTTGGCGTAGCGAATACTCTGGCAAACTTTCACCCATTGCCGATAGAGAAAAGGGTGCAAAAAAGCGTTTGCATGAAATTCTTGAATCAAGAAATTACAGTGAATTTGCGTTTTTAGGTTGGCCCATGTCGCAAGTTGAAATTAAACCCTATATCCAAGGTGACCCTAGGGGTGCAGCACTCTACTTGATTCGCCCTGACGATGTGCCAGAGGGTAAAAATGTAGATTCTTATTATTCCCGTGGCGTTTGTGTTTATTAAGGGGTTAAAAATGTTACCAGATCAAATTTTATCGGCTTTATTTATTGGTGAAACTGTAGAAAACATAAAAAAAATGCTCGGTTTATCAGAATTAGAAATCAATGATGCGCTTAAAAACACTGACTTAGTTGTTTGCCCTCATTGTCAATTAGTGTCAAACATTGGCGGCTTGGTTGGCGAATCAACAAACGATTGCCCAAAATGCGGCTATACAATTTTGCAATCTATAGGGGTTTGAATGATCTATGCTTGCATTGCCCTAATTTTGCGAATACTCTCAGGAAAACGATAAACCCCAAAGCCCTCTACGGAGGGTTTTTTTACGTCAGGCATAGTTGGTATAGACAAGCCCCAAAAAACGGCTCAAAACGGCTCAGAATAGCCTTCTAGTGGCATTTCCTGAGTCAATCTGCGAATGGTAACGTCTAGGGCTGCTAATTCATCCATCTTTTTGATTCGCCATATAGCCTTCGTGCCGTGCCAGCTATTGTGGCAGTCACGGCATAAAGCAATCACGCAATATTGTAGTTTTTGCTCTATGTGATGTGCGTCACTTGGCCCATGTTGATCGCACACTGAGCATGGCAATAGTTTAACTTTCCCAATGTGTAGTCTATGCTTTGCGCTTAGTTTGTTGTTCAAGTAGTGGCCTTTAATTCCATTCTCGCACTGTATTGGGCGGTTCTCCAGCACTCAACCTTTGCTTGGGCGGCTGTCATTAGCCAACGATAGCGTTCTTCTATTTCCACGGCTGCCCTGATTCCCTCAAGTATTTCCACATATTCAGGGTGAGCATAAGCAAATGTGTCCTGTTTTCCAAGCACTTCAGTCCCTGCAAGGCTTTTCAGTTGTGCGTGTTTTGATCGCCTGTATTCTTCTAAGTACATTCGATCAGATTTAGCCTTTGCGTAAAGTGGGGCTGTTTTTATGATGAACTCTATCGCAAGTGTAGGTTCGTTCATGTTCTTTCCCTAATTGCATCCATATGAACATAGCCAGTTGAAGCATCCAAAATTTCGATTATTTCATTGCGTTCATGCTCTGCTACCAGTTTGGCAAAGTGAATCAATATCTGTTGACAAGTATCAATTTCTTCATCAGCAAACCCTGCCTCTTTTGCCATGCGGATAATGCCTTCTATGGTCATACATCCTCCAGTTTGTAGTTCAGTTTGTGATTTTGAAAACGCATTGCTGCTTCCATTTCCAATTCAGCACAAGCCTCTTGTGACATACATCCAACAATATCACGCCCAGAGAACCAAACCTCCTTCACAGACTCGTTATAGGTGGATTTGTCCTCGTCTATTTCGTATTGATAGACAACTGTCACTACTTCGCTACCTTGACCGATTGTTGTGTCAAATTCCCATGTATTCATAATATTCACCCTTGTTAAAACCTTTAATTTACTCTTGTTTGTTTCTTTTTCAATTAGGACTTACCCTTAGTCCAAGCATTCTTTAACGCAAATATCAACACCTGGCAGAGTTGAATAAACCTTAGTAACATGATGGTTAATTATCTGTGCATCGTCCTTATAGACCACCGAGTTCATGCCGTCCTCAACGCTCTTTAAAATATTTGACGAATCGGGCTTACGAATTGGCTTCTCTGATCCGTTGGCAATGGCTTCTAGGCGCTTTTTGGTGCATGACTTGGGGATTGGCACACGAATGTAGAGATAAAGGCTAACAGGGGTTTCCAATGGTTCTGAGCTACCCATTGCTTCGATTGCAGAATCCCTGATTAAAGTCTCATAGGTTCTTGTCTTCTCAGGGGTGTAGGTGCTGACAAAATTACCCCTCTTGACGTATCTAGCCCTTTGTTTGCCAACAGGGTTAGCGTCTACTTTGAAAGTTACCATGAAAGTCATGCAAGAATCCTTATTGATAAATCATGCAAATAAAAGTTGTTGCGTTTTTACTGTAGTTCCTGAGTCGTATCTTTGAGAGTCGCCTTTTGGATAAGGCAAAACTTCGTATTTCAACTTAGATCGCAATACTTTCTTGTCTGTTTTAGAGCCATGAAATAAGATGTATCTATGTTTTCTTGATCTATCAATGTAATAAAAATCATCTCCATGAATTTCTTTAAGTTTTTCAAGGCTTAAACCATCGCCTATGGTTTTGGCGTGTTTATGCTCTTGGCCTCGAATTGCCCAGTCAACCCTCGTAGCATTGATTCCGGTGTAAAGAAAATTCGTAGCTTGGTAAACATAGCCAACATGACCCTTGCTTGTGTCAGCGTATGAAACAATAATCATTGGCTTTGGCAATAACTTGATTGAGTTCGCAACCAAGAATGATGCTTCGTTTTTGTGGTTGTCCAACAAACAAACTCGGTTTAACTCTAAAACTTTGTCTGAGTATTCTTTCCCACAGATTCCCATGCAAAGTGGTGGTGAAGCGGGAATTCCATAAGTCACCACTCCAACAAGGATGTCTTCTTTGTAAAGCCCAAACGCAAACATTATTTGCGGCATCCGCTTGGCATAATGTTTTTCAAGCAACCAAGGCTCAACTTCAAAATTATTGATTGGTAAAACCTTCATTTAGGATTCTCCATGCTGTTGCCGCCACTCTTGGTACTTGTGCATTTCCAATGGCCTTAATTCTGTCCACTTGTCCGGTAAGTCCATTATGAGTTCTACAAAGTCCGGGTGATAGTATTGAGCGCAATCCTTGCTCGTCCTTACCCACTCGGTTGTAAAACTTGCTCTGTATTCTTGGCTTCCCCAAAACCTCTTTTTTGCCGCCCCTCTCCACATACTTGTTACTGGAGTTGGTAGCCAACACCCAAATTCGTTCTCTCCGATGGGGTAATCCAATGGCGTCTGCTCCCAACACTCCCCATTTCGCATCAAACCCCATTTTGGCCAGGTCTCCGAGAACTCTTCCAAGTCCCCTAGAAGTGAGCATTGGTGAGTTTTCCACGAAGACGTATCTGGGTCGTACTTCGTGAATGATCCTCGCCATTTCTCGCCACATTCCAGAGGCTTCTCCATCAATTCCTGCTCCTTTTCCTGCTGCGGAAATGTCGGTGCATGGAAAGCCGCCAGATACAACGTCAACAATTCCTCGCCACGGCTTTCCGTCAAAGGTTTGAACGTCATCCCAAATCGGGAAAGGCGGGAGAAGCCCGTCATTTTGTCGGGCGCACAGTACGCTTGCGGGGTACTGCTCCCACTCGACTGCACAGACTGTTCTCCATCCAAGGAGATGTCCCCCAAGTATTCCTCCACCAGCACCTGCGAATAAAGCCAACTCATTCAATTTGTCCTTCTTTCATTTGACGCATATAAAACCTGACTCGATCTCTTGCGCCTGATCCATAGACCTTTTCGCAACGCTCAAGCCTGGCACGAACAAAATCGTTATCTCTGTTTGATTGCCAAGTTCGGTATATCTCCCTTGCCTCGGCTTTCTCTAAAACAACTCTGTCTCCTGCATTAGAGATGTTTTTTCTACTGTATGCCATAGGTATATACCCTACTCATCTAAGTCACCAGTTAGGATTAACGCTTCAGTAATGAGACGTACGGGATATGGTACGCCTTCCTTAACTCTGTCTAGCAGTCTCATGGCTTCAAAGTAGTTCATTTAATCCCCACAAAAGCAAGCAATGGCTTCTTCATTTTGGTCAAACATATCTTTTTGCTGAGAAGAATATTTGGCCATAGTTTCGTAAGTTGGATGATCTCTGGAGAAATGAATCACACTTTTAGCAAAGTTATCTTTTGCGTAGTTTTCCATTTCTACCCACCAAACTGCTCTTTCTGGTTTTTCTTGAATAAGAGAAACAATTTGTGCAACAGGCTTGTGGAAACATAAATCACAATTTGAATGAAAACTTTTCCCGTTATACATTGGTGTTTGCAGATTAAAGGGTTGCTTTTCCCAAAATTCACCGACATGGGTTGAAACGACACCAGCATCGGCTAAAGGAGTTAAATAATCTCCAATCCAAGGGCGTTTATGATTTGCGCCAGTTTGACCCCTCATTTTTGCAACTCGCCTTTGTTCATCAGAACGGATGCCAACCATTTGGTCACAAGGTTCGTCTTCAGTACCAAATTTTTGGTCTTTAATGTAATTATGAACAACTGCAATTTTTAAATCACCAGTACAAAACCGCATAAACCCATTTGGCAAGGCTTTACGTTTAATGCACATATCCTTAAATGGTTCGCCATTTCTGCTTGCTGTTTCAAATGTGACACGCTCATAACCTAATTTGTTGTTGCGCCATTCGAGCCAATGAATTTCAACATTCCATTTCTCAGAACAGTCTTGAACAAATCTAAGGGTTGCTTCGTCTTCTTTACCAGTATTTGCAAAACACACAACACAATTACTTGGTAGGCTCATCTGGTGAGCCTCTAAAACCTTGTAAAGCATAAATGCCGATGTTCTGCCACCAGAAAAACTAATGCAAGTTGGAGTGTTAATTAAAAATGGGTTGCTCATGATTGTTTCCTTATTTGGGCCATCTTAGCCAATACTTCTAGCGGAATAGGTGCTGCTTTTTTCGCATCTTCTGCAATCTTCAGCAAAGCAGGGTCAGGCTCATTTGATGACGCAACAGTGAGCCTTACCTTGTCGGCAGGGTTTGGCTTAACAATCCACTCTGCTTTTAAACCTTGGCTACCTCGGCTGCACCATTCAGCCAAAAACTTCTCTAAAGGCCAACCAAGTATTTTTGCTTCAGCAATAGCACCATTCAAAACAGTTTGGGTAATCGGTGCTTTCTTGCTTTTACGCAAGGCTACCCAATCATTCCAAATTTGTTGAGAAACATCTGGTGGGCAAGCAACGACAGTTGCGCTCTCTCTCTTTGGTTTATGGTTAGTGGTTA